ATCAAAGTACGGATCAACTAACGGATTAGCTGGTTCGTAATATATCGGTATCGAACAAACTTTACCAGCAATTGTTTTATTATGATCGAATCGGTATTCTGCTCCAATCTTTTCGGCATACTTTTTAATAAGTTCTGTACTATAAACAACACCAGGTTTTAAATCACCTTTCCAATATTGATATATTATATTCTTCATTTATTTTTCTCCAGAAATTTATTAGCCACTACTAATGCCGAGTTTATAGCCTGATGCATGTCAACGTAAACATACATTCCACATCTTCCTATAAATGTTACATTGTCTTTGATTAATTGTTTATATGAATTATATATGATCCTGTTACTACCATCGATATCTTTGACTGGATAATATCTTTCATAGTCATTTGTTTTATAGTCACATGGTTCTTCATATGTAATAGTTGTATACTGATCGTTGACACCGTGAACTGGAAAGTTCTTCCATTCTGTCATTCTTGTGTATGGACCTTCATGTGTCATATTAACACATGCTGCAGGTAGAACTTTTGGTGTTGGTAGAGTTGTATGATGAAACTTTATTGACCTATACGGCAACTCACCGTATTTGTAATCAAAATATTCATCAATTGCCATAGAGTTAAAAGTATGATCGTAGTATGATTCCATATGATGTTTAAATTTTACATTTAATTTTACATCTATGCCTTTTAATATTTCTTCGAATACTTTAGTGTATCCTTCGTTAGGCAATACTTGATATGCATCATCTGGAAAGTAGTATTCATTATAGTCATCTTTTATAGAAACTCGCTTAAGGACTGACGGATCGAGTTCTTCAATCGTTTTACCCCACATCTTATATGTGTATGGACGAAAGAACGTGTCTATAATATTTTCTTCACCAACAACATCTTTGGCTTCTTTATTAATTGGAAAAGAAACGTATTGACCATCACTTAATATAGCTTTTGCTTTATGTTTATACGGTGTCCATTCACCAAACTGTGTAACCCATTTGTATACTTTTTCATTATTAGTATGAAATATGTGTGGACCGTATTTGTGTATACGTATACCATACTCATTAGTGTAGTCATAAGCATTACCGCCAATATGATCTCTTTCATCAATGACCGTTACTGTATGTCCAGCTTTATTTAATTCATGTGCTATCACAGATCCGGAAAACCCGGCACCTACTACTAATATATTAGACACTTATATTTCCCATTTCGATCTTGGCGAATTCACTACATGATATAATTTATCTGTATGGAAATAATCTGCACCACTTAGTTGTACGTGTACAAATTTAGTAAATGCATTTCTACTATCGTGTACTGGATCAATCATTCCAAGTGGTCCACGTGTATAATGTATATAGCTGTTCCAACCATTTTGCATTTCAGTATAGTCACTGTGTGTAACCATCATTGCATGAAAGTAATTTTGGTCTACAGTATAAAATCTACTAAGACCAGTTTTCTGCATATTGTTTATGTAATCTTGAAATGGTGTAAACTTTTCTCTTGCTAACTTCATACCTTTTTTAGTAAACATTACCATGCCAGCATTATACACTTTTAAATAACCATCAACATCTCTAGGCATGATTGAACCATAAAGCCTCTTAACTTCAGAAGCCCATCTTTCATCATTCTTCATGTTTATATTTCCAGGAACGTTAGTGCTCGCTCTGTATTTACCTTGAAATGGTTCAGTACATATACCAAAATCTTTAACAGATTCATTAAATATATTGTTTTTCAATTTATCAACCGGAAATATGTCAAGATCTACTACTAACACTTTATCGTAATCTAAGAAAGAATCGTCTAGTATTGGATTTAACCATTCAAAGTACATTCCATCTTTACCTTTGACATGCTTGCTTGCAATGTTTGGATTAAGATCTAGTCTGTAATCCGCATCAATCATATTTGCATAGTAACGAAATAACTTTTCGCTATAGGTACAACCAGGTCTTAAGTCACCGTCCCATACTTGATATATTAAATTCTTTTGCATACTAACCACCATTTTGCACTGTCTTCATCTATTTCATATTTGCATTCATAACTATTTAGCCTTCTTTTTTGTAGGTCTGTAAAATAGTTTACATTGTCAATACCGTCAAACTCGATATTATGTACTATAAGTATGTAATCGTACATGGCAAGATATGGTTCTACCTCAGTTCTTACATCTAAAGAACATTCACTTAAACTGTATGCTGCAATGAATAATGATTTGTTTTTCTTCTTAACTTTATCTAATTCTTTATGAGTTATATATTCAACACCTTCAGTATTCTCTACAGTGTTTTCAATGTAGTGCTTTTGTATGTCAAGCATTTCAGGTAAATCACAATTATAAAATTTAATTTGTTGGTTCCAAAGTTTCCATATTCGACAAAAATTACCATAACCGCTTCCAAAGTCGGTAATAGAATCTACTTCTCCAATTCTCATGCCAAAGCTTTCTAAATAACGAGCATAATCTAAACATCTTAATGTTGACTGAGAGTACTCTTTTAATCTTTGTGGATTGCCGAAGTCGGGATCTTTAATTAAATCTAAACCTTTATCATCTTGGTACTTTTGATATAACTTTGCGGTGTACTGAGGATGTGTATAACCTATTGTTTTTTGAATAGTACCCTGCGATAAATTTAATTCACCTCTATCATATTCTGTGCTAATTTCTTGTACACGCCTGTTCCAAAAACTCATAATGGCACCTCGTAAAAAACATTATGTTTAAAATCAATCATAGTTCTATATGTTGGAACTTTATCTATGTTGCAATACATTACTGGATTTTTTAATTTATCTCTATTAACTTGTTTAGTAACATTTAAATTTGGTATGTCAGATGGATATATCATTTTCTCTGTATTACCTTCTACCCAAAATGTACATTCTTGATGTTTGTATATAAGAGGCAGCCAGTAATGATGAAACATATGTTGTCTTCCATCATAGTTGATTACTATTACCACGGTTTACTTGCCTCAACTACTGCGCTATGTAATGCACGTATTTGTCCTGGCGTGTCTATATTCTTAAAATCGGCTACTGAACTATCTTGATAATTCATAAGCTTAACGTTAGTGTAACCTAAATCCTTTAACATATTCATCATTTCAATCTTTGACCATACGTATAGGTGTTGACCTTTTTGATATAGTAAACCTAATGCGCACTGCTCTCGCTTTGACCTATGTGAGTTGCCGGGTGGTGAAAACTTTTCTTTTACAATGTAAAAATTATAATAGTGTTCTACAAACATTTGTTGATCAGGTGTAAGTTCTTCTCCACTTACTAATAAATTTACAAACTCATATGGAGGCCATACTGTTCTTACTACACCACCGGGTTTCAATATTCTCATTACATCTTTAAAGAAATTAATTCCTTGATATTTGTATATATGCTCAATAAAGTGTTCTGAATATACACCAAAGAATTCATTGTCACTGTAAGGTAGTGGCAAATTAGTTGCATCACCTTTCTCTACACCAGAATGTGTTGCTAGATTCATAACTTCCCAAGTCAATCCTCTTGGATTTTCTGCTGCTATTTCTAAGAACTTTGCCATATACTTAACTCCGTATGTTCTAATCTTGGCATGTCAAATTTAGTTCTTGCCAAGAAATGATTAATCTTTCCGTCAGGTTTATTAGCATACCATTGATAAGGCATTCTATTCCACTGCGTATCTATTTCAGTTACTTCAAATATTGGTTGTGATAATTGTAGATTAATATACATCTGTTCTGTATATCTCGTATGTAGTACATAATGATCTACCGAAGTAAAATGTTCACGTGCTTTAAGCCTACCTTCTTTTGACCAAAGTTGTAGACCACCATTTAAATATCTAAATGATTCATCTGGATATATTGCACTCTTTGGAAACATCCAGTCCTCACCCCACAAATGTTTACCATAAGCTACAATGCCTCTTTGCCATAGAGGTTTATACATTACATTAGCCAACCATCTTGCAGGTCCACCAGTATGTACATGCCGTTCATGCACCATAGCAACATCTTTGATAGGATACTCGAATATGTTTTCATCTACATCCGCATGTATCAACATGTCAAGATCTATAGAAAGTATATGATCGTATTGATCATACTTCTTATCGAATATTATTTTAATTGAATCGAGTCTTGGATCGAGCTCTTGGAAAAATCTTTCATGTGATAGTTCATACTCGGCACCGCAGAAATCTGCATATGCCTGAGCTGAACGTGATCCGGCGTTTGCCCATTCCGGCATTTTAACACCACCCATATCAGCGTCAAAAGATTCATAAGGTATATAATATTGAAATACTAAATTTTTCATAACAAAACTTTTTTATTTATTTTTTCTTGGCTAATGCCTCTTTGCCGTAAAATGCTGCTACGATTGCTGCAACTGATACAAAATAGACTGCAGCCATATCACCTAAGATCTTGGCAGCTTTGTCTAATCCAAATAATGTAGCAATGATAACAAATGCTGGATATAATAACATTCCACCTAAAGCAAACCATGCCATATTTCTTTGTGCATCTTGTTTTTTATCTTCATTCTCTAACATAATCAACTTTTGCTCCATTTCAAATTCTTCATCAGTTACTATACCATCGCCGTCTTTATCAAAAGCTGCGTATTTGCTCCCCGGCTCCAATTGTTTTTGTGCATTCATTTGAAAACTCCTTTATTTCCTTCGCTATTTTGAGTGCATCATCAAAACCATTACGAAGAGAATTTGATCTATGACCATTTTCAATAAACCACTCTATACTATCTATATCAGATCCACGTTCTGCATTATAGGCTTTAGTAATTTCTTCAAATTCAAATCTTTTATTTAGTATTTCTATCAAATTCATTAGTGTCCAAACATCCTTCTTGTTCTATATTCTTTTATTGTGTTATGTAATAAATCAGTCCAGTTGTCACGATGTTCAACAAAGACTAACGGCTTTTCATGGTCTACGTCCATGACGATCACTATGTTAGGTGCTACCATACCTGTGCGTTCTTCCCACATGATAGAGTATGCTGCACCTTGTGCAAAGTAATTAGTGATTTTTTCTTTTTTCTTAATGTAACGGGATGTTTTAAAATCTATGATAGATGGTACACCATTGTATTCTGCAATGCAATCACATCTACCTGCAACACCTAGGTGATGACTAAATAGAGGCACCTCGAGACCGAATATCTTTCCAATATTTGGATCAAGGACTGTTTTAAGATTTTCGAGGCTTTGCCTGATGTTTGGTAGGAATTCTGTTGTATCTTCATTTTTTAAATACTTCTCAACTATACTATGTACACGTGTACCACGATTAGAAGCTACACCACTTATACGGTTTGCTTCTTCTTCACCTACACGTTCACGCCAAGCTTTAATAAAATGTTCATTTAATATACTTAGAACTGTTGTGACACTAGGATAAGACTTACCATCAGGAGTACTATAAGTTCTTCCAGTTGTGGTAGTGTTTGCATCCAAGTCTTCATATCCGATATCAATTTTTTCATGCTTAAATATTTTTCTTTTCCTTTTCATCATAATTATACTGGAATATACCTTTAACTTGTTCAGTGTTTAAACAAAAGATTGCTTCAGGCGTGTACCTAAAGTTATATGACGCACTTGCTGTTGCGTATATTCGTTGATACATTACAGATACATACTGCTTACAATTTTGAATGTTTTCAAATTGCGGTTTTTCGAATACATAAAGCGGACGGTCGAGTGCAGCGCTATTTGCCATAATGAATGATACTATTATAAAAAATTTCATTTTATGCCTAACATTTCTTTAGTCATAATGTAGTCTCTGAGAAAATCAGATCTCACTATATCGTCCCAACCGAATGTTATAACACTGAAGTTCTTTAGCCGTTCGACTATTCTTAGGAACCTTTGAATACCATCGCGTTCATAACCATTTTGAAAATCAGATTGATAGTAATCGCCTGAAAAAATGACTCTACAATCTTGGCCTATACGTGTAATCACAGAGTCAAGCTCGTGGAAATTCAGATTCTGCATTTCGTCTATGATGACTACGGCATTATTAATTTGAGTACCACGAATGAATGATGTAGTTAAAAACTCCATCTGATGGTTATTTATAAGCTTATTGTATACGGCGGAGTCATAATCAAATAATTCTAAAGAAATTTGTTTATAAGGTTCTTCAAAAGGTTCAGCTTTTTCTTGTAAGCTACCAGGTAGATAGCCAACATCACGTGTTGGTACAATAGATCTTATTACTACTGTTTTATGATAAGGTGTAGCAGGTTCTAATGTAGACTGTAAAGCTAAATACATTGCAATAAAGGTTTTACCAGTTCCAGCAGAACCAGCAAGTACTAAGTTTTCATTATGTTGCCAAGATTCAAAAGCTTTTTCTTGATTCTTAGTTATAGGTTCTATGTTAATTAAATCTTCAAACCTTACGATACTTTTGCTCATACTTTAATTGTATTACCTCTACCTGACTTATCTTTAATTCTTTTAAGATTGTCTTTCCAACCGTCACTAGTTTTTGATAGTAGACTGCCTTGACTGCTGACAACGCCTGGAAATTTCAAAACTCTTTCAGCATTGTACTCGTTACATATAGCATCGAGTTCATCTGAAGGACAATCTACATCCCATTCAACGTATCTGTTTTTAGCATCAACCCATTTCTTTAGTGTGTATTTAGGCACCTTGATATCCTTTCCACCAGTCCGGCGCAGGCCTGCCCCAATCCCATTTAGCAAATGACTTTGCCATGTGATAGTAATTACGGTATGCTGCAACAGCATCACCTTTAACTATACAATCAGGATAATGTGACATAGCTTGTGCAAACTCAGTTAATCCAATGTTTGGTATATTTATCGGAGTTTTAGCAAGTGCTTCACCAAGAACTTCATAAGTTTTATGAACTTTGCCACGCCTGTATTCGAATTCTTTACACATACCGACGAAATGTTCATAATGCCATTGATAGTTTTCTTTAGATGCTAGTGTCCATGTAGTACAAGGATGGTACTTATGAACTGCTGCATAGTAAATATCATCACGTTCATCGCCAAAAGAGAAGTATGTTTGAATGGTCTTACCAGATTTAGACCTACGCTTTTCTGGTATGCCGTCCAGCAACCTATGTGCAGTACTTAGCATTTGACCTGATTCCACAATCATTTTTGGAACATGTCTGTCACACAACATTTGTGCAGCTGTAATTGGATTTTTGTCAAGTATAAAAATATTCATATTGTCACCTTCAAATAATATAGATTATATCATAAATTTCACTGTTTGTAAAGGATTAATTTTTTCTTTAAGTAGAAAGTCTTACCTCCGGATTTATCAACTTGATTTGGGTTTCTAAGAAATTTCTTTTTTCTAAAATTCTATTCATCTTGTTTAACTTACCTCGCTTTTTAAGTTTTAATGCATAAATTTGTAATTCATTAGAGTCTTTACGTAAACGTTCAAGTTGTTGCAACATGTGTTACCTTTCGTTGATATTATAGTAAATTAGGGAATGCCTCCTTTACTACAGGTTCTGTGATACCTTTAAGTTTTTCTTTGTTAATCATTGACAAAACAACTTTAGCATCTTCAGGATGTACACCTTCTAATATACCAATAAAGATTTGTTCTCTTTTGTATTTTGGCATCTTATCACCTTGACCACCTTTTACAAAATATTTAAACTTTGTATTTTCTCTAAACAGATTTGCTGGGTGGTGATGAGCCGGTGAAGGAGTATATGGAGGTCTACCAATAGGAAGATTCCATTGTACCTTATCGTCCATCGTGCCGCGTATGACATCCTTTAAAGCCCATGATTCGTTTTCTTTTAAAATCTTGACTTTTTCTTCACGAGTTCGTTGTTTGCCAACTTCTTCTAATATTTCAAAAACATATTTAATCATTAAATAAACTCCTGTACACTTTCAATCAATTGATTACACCTCTTAGTAACTAAGTAGTGAAATACTTTACTTTTATTTTCTAAAGGATTTTGATCCTCATAGTTATTTATAATTTGTTGTTTGAGCTCGGGTGGTGTTTCGCTAAGAGCAATTAATTTTTCATTCCTACAATAGTTACGATACCATGATGCAGCATAAAGTAATTCACCTTGTTCAAGATCTTCCATAATATCTTCTACTTTCTTTTGAGACATAGGTGTTTGCCTGAAACCTTCTACAAATGTATCGTCATTAGATAAAATGTTGGGTACACCATCGCCTTTATCACCACGAATAATATGATTAAGTAAGAAGTACCTAGCATTCTTTTCTACAATTTCTTTCTTAAGTATTGGTGAGAACTGTCTGACATTTTTAAATCTTTGTAGTTGTACAAAGTCTCTATCAGAAGATACAATCATGATTTTTTCTGGATTAAAATCAACACGTGATTTCTTAATGACTAATGTACCGATAACATCATCGGCTTCACAACCATCTATCTTAATAACTTTGTATGGAAAGTTTTCTCCGATTTCTTCTCGTATAAGATTTAGAATACGAAATGCTTCATCCCAATCAAAAGATGAAGTACCTCTATCTTTTTTACGATTAGCTTTGTATTGTGGAAATGCTTTCCTACGCCAGTTGTTTGCAGCATCTACAGCAAGAACCATTTCACCGAATTCTTCACGGTATCTTTTATGATACATTCTAAGAGAATTCAATATCATATGACGAATCATTTGTTCATCAAATGTTTTATTGATTATGATACTTGCTAGTGCAATACCACTGTAGTCAACTATAATCATTAGCCAATCCTTTTGTTATTATAATAATCGTATGTTCTTTTATAGACATATACATCCCATAGTGTAGCATTCTTCATGCCACCTTTAGGATCACCAAAGTAATTAAAACCATTGGTTGGTTTTCTACCTTTCTTTTCAACTCTAAATTTAGTTTTACTAGAATTGCAAGCTTTTACAATAGACTTAACCATTTCATATTCAGCCATATCTCTTGGATCTTTAGGATCAAACCTACCAATCCATGATGTTGATCTTTCGTGCTTTCCAATGTGTATTCCCATTATATAATCTCCTCAGATAGTTT